GCTCTGAGTTCCCCCTGAAGCCGGAGGACAGCCGTGTCTGGACTAAGACGGAGATCGACGAACTATTCCGTGATGATGTCGGGACTTTTGAACGCGGTGTTCTTCGACTTGTTCCCGGCGTATCTGGCCGTCAAGGCTCTTTTGACGCTTTGGTCAGTTTTGCCTTCAATGCAGGGCTAGGCAACTTGCAGCGCAGCCAGATCAGGATGCGGGCCAACCGGGATGACTGGGACGGGGCGGCAGATGCCTTCCGCCAGTGGACAATGGGTGGTGGCAAAGTCCTGCCGGGTCTGGTAAAACGCCGTGAAGCCGAGATTGCCCTTTTTCTGTCTTGACAGGAAAATACCGTTATGCCACTCCAGAAAATCTTGTTCAAGCCCGGAGTCAACCGCGAGAACACGCGGTACACCACCGAAGGCGGGTGGTATGACTGCGACAAGGTCCGGTTCCGCCAGGGCACGCCCGAAAAGCTCGGCGGGTGGCAACGCTTATCGGCCAACACCTTCTTGGGTGTGTGTCGCTCCATGTGGAATTGGGTCACGCTCCAGAGCGAGAACTTGCTTGGCCTTGGCACCCACCTCAAGTTCTACATTGAGCGGGGCGGCGACTACTACGACATCACGCCACTGCGTGCAACGACAACGCTTGGAACCGACCCTTTCACGGGTAACGGCACAACCACGGTCACGGTAACCGCGCCTTCCCACGGCGGTATTACAGGGGACTTCGTAACCTTCAGCGGAGTGACGGGCACTTACGCTTCGGTGCTCAACGCTGAGTTTCAGATCACAGTTACGGGCGTCAACACGTACACCATCACCACACCTTCCGTTGTCGCAGCAGGTGCAACAGGCGGAGCAGCCGTGTCTGCCGCATATCAAATCAATGTCGGCCCGGAGACTGAAGTTCCGTTGACCGGTTGGGGCGCAGGTGCGTGGGGCGTTGGCTCTTGGGGGATTGGCACGCCGAGCACGACCCAGACCTCAATCCGCCTGTGGAGCCAAGCCAACTTTGGCGAGGATTTGATCTTTGCCCCGCGCAAAGGCGGCATCTACTACTGGGACAACTCGGCAGGTGTCACCACCCGCGCAGTGGCGCTGTCTTCTTTGTCCGGTGCGTCAGACGTGCCGACCGTCAACAACATCGTCTTTGTGTCGGACATCAACCGGTTCGTGTTTTCGTTCGGTTGCAACGACTATGGCTCCGCTGCTCTGGATCCCATGCTGATCCGCTGGTCAGCGCAGGAAGATGCAGTTGATTGGACGCCTGTGGCCACCAATCAGGCGGGGAGCGTGCGCGTGTCGCACGGTTCCGAAATCGTGACCGTTGTACAGGCTCGTCAGGAAGTCGTGGTGTTCACCGACTCCGCGCTGTACTCGCTGCAGTACCTGGGGCCGCCGATTGTGTGGGGTACCCAGTTACTGGGCGACAACATTTCCATTTTGAGCCAGAACGCGGCTGTGATTGCTTCTGGCGTGGTCTATTGGATGGGTGTGGACAAGTTCTACGCCTACGACGGTCGCGTGCAGACGCTGCCTTGCGATGTGCGCCGCTACGTGTTCAGCAACTTCAACGCTTCGCAGGCGGGGCAGGTTTTTGCTGGCACGAACGAGGGCTTCAACGAGGTTTGGTGGTTCTACTGCTCCGCGGGCTCCACGATGGTGGACCGCTATGTGGTCTACAACTACCTTGAGCGCATCTGGTACTACGGCACGATGGCCAGGACCGCGTGGCTTGATTCAGGCCTGCGGGACTTCCCGATGGCGGCAACCTACAGCCGCAACATCGTCAACCATGAGCAGGGCATTGACGACAACGAAACGGGCACGCCAACTGCCATCGTCGCCAACATCTCGTCGTCTGAATTCGATATCGGCGATGGCCACAACTTCGGGTTTGTGTGGCGCATGCTGCCCGACATTACGTTCGAGAACTCTACTGCCAGCGGTGCCACGGTCAACATGACGCTCTATGGGTTGTACAACTCCGGCTCCGGGGCCGTGGACAGCTCAGGCAAGCCGGTGGTCAGAGGCAACACGTACGTGATTACCGAGGAGTTCACCGGGCAGATCTATACCCGTGTGCGTGGGCGGCAAATGATCTTCAAGATCGACTCCAATCAACTTGGCACGACGTGGCAGCTTGGCGCGCCGCGGATCGACATTCGTCAGGATGGTCGTAGATGAGCTTCATCATTGAAGATGCAATCGTCCCTGCGCCTCCCAACCTGCCTCTGGCCCCACGGGACTACGAGTCGCGTTACCACGAGCAGTTTAACAACGTCCTGCGTCTGTACTTCAACCGTCTGGACGCACTGCTGAGGCAAATTGTGACCACACCATCCCCCATCCCAATCTCTATTGGAGGCACCAACGTAGACGCCTTCGGGCGCCTGCGGGTCAGCAACCCGCTGACTTTGTTCGACTCATCCCACCGCTATGCGGACAACAACCTATGGGTCAACAGCATTACCGGCACCGCAGCGGCAACGTTTAACGCCAATGAAGGTCTGATGGACCTGACGGTTGGCTCGGCCAGTGGCGACCAGATCATTCGGGAAACCATCAAAGTCTTTTCGTATCAGCCGGGTAAAAGCCTGTTGGTGATGAACACGTTTGTGTTCGGTGAGGCCAAGGCCAACCTGCGCCAACGTGCGGGCTATTACGGTGCGGCCAACGGCATTTACTTTGAACGCGAAGGCTCAAACAACTACATGGTCGAGCGCAGCAGCGTGACAGGCGCTCCGATCAACACCCGTGTGGCCCAGGCAGATTGGAATCAAGACCCACTGGATGGTACAGGCCCGTCTGGCCTGACGCTGGACTCCTCCAAGGCGCAGATTTTGTACATGGACATCGAGTGGTTGGGCCTTGGTACTGTTCGTACGGGGTTCATCATCAACGGGGCATTCGTTCCGTGCCACAACTTCGACCACGCCAATCTGGTCAACACCACCTACATCACCACCGCCTCGCTGCCGCTGCGGTACGAGATGACCAACGTGGCCGCAACGACCGGGGCCAGTACGCTCAAACAGGTCTGCTCGACTGTGATCTCCGAAGGCGGCTACGAGTTGCGTGGCGCGCAGTTGTCTGCTGGTAACACCATCACAAGCCCCAAAACATTGACCACTGCCGGTACGTTCTACCCCGTGGTGTCGATCCGGCTTAAGTCCACTCGGCTTGACGCCATCGCCATCTTGACGGCGGTATCTATTCTGGGCATCACCAACAACGCCAACTACAAGTGGGAAGTTGTGGCGTCTGGCACCACGACTGGCGGCACATGGGTGAGCGCGGGCACAAATTCAGCAGTGGAATACAACATTACGGGAACCTCATTCTCCAGTACCGGCGGGCGCATCTTGGCAACAGGTTTTTTCCAAGGGTCCAACCAAGGGTCCAACAGCGTGGACATTTTGAAAGAGGCGTTGTTTGCCTCTCAGCTTGAACGCAACCCCTTTACTTCGACCGCCTATGAGTTAACGCTGGCCTGCACCGCCGCATCCAACGGGGATCAGGTGCTTGGCTCTCTGGACTGGGAAGAGATTAGCCGCTAAGCACCCAAACGACCTAAAATGACTTCAACCTTTTTCTCGGGATAAATCATGGCCACTGCTCAACAAGGGATCATGGCTTTGCCAGAAATGAGCCAACAAGCGGCATCAGCGGCCATCAGCCCCGAGCAGATGGCCGCTTTTGACCAAATTCGCCAGACCGTTTCCCCCAAGGAATTTTCTGACGAGCTGCTGTCTAGTGCCTCCCAAGCTGACCCCCAGGCGGTTGCTGAGTTCAAGCAGGCGCTGGAGGAAATGGACGTTCCGGCGGAAGTCCTGGACCTGATCAACCAACTGGTGGACGAGGTTCTGGCCAACCCCGAGAACTACGAGGCCATCAAGCAAAAATACCTTGCACAGGGCGTCACGGACGACATCCTGCCTGAGCAGTTTGACCCCGAGTTCTTCGCTGCGTTGAACGTGGCCGTGGACCAGCTCCGCGGCGAGCCTGCAGGCCCCCAGGCCTTTGCCAAGGGCGGGATTGCGGAACTCAGCCCGATTGCCAAGGCCCTGGCCTCCTACGGCCGCAACGGCGACACCATGCTGGCGCACATCACGCCTGCTGAAGCTCGCATGCTGAAGAAGCGCGGCGGCTCGGGGACCGTGAACCCCGTGACGGGGCTGCCTGAGTTCTTCCTGAAGAAAGTCTTCAGCAAAATTGGCAATGCCGTCAAGAAGTTCACCCGCAGCACGGTGGGCCGGATTGTCACGACGGTGGCACTGGGCTTCCTTTTGGGGCCGGCCGCAGCGTCGATGCTAGGGGTCGGAGCGGGGACCGCGGCAGGTGCAGCTATCAGCGGCTTTGTGGGGTCGGCAGGCTCTACCCTGTTAGCAGGTGGCAGCGTCCGCGATGCTTTGAAGGCAGGCGCTGTCGCGGGGATCACGGCGGGCACAGGGGCAGCCTTGTTTGGGGACATGCCCCTGACCGGCCCCGCTGAAATGACTGCTAAGGAAGCTTTCCAGACGCAGGTAGGCAAGGTCGCCAACTTCTTTGACGCGCCGGCCAAGGTCTATACGGAAGCCGCGGGGCCGTCTTTGCCCTCTCAACCTGAGCTACCGACGATGCCCGGATCGCAAGCTCCGGCTGCCGTAAATGTTCCGGATAAATACGATCTCCTGCCGGATTCTTTTGGGGAAGCCAGGGCCGTCGAACGTGCGACGACTTCGGGGGTTCCCAGCGTAGGAACTGTTGCCCCTCCGGCGGTTACAGCACCGGCGAGCACCGCAGTGACCGGTGGCACGGCTGCGCAGCAAGCCGCCGCGGCAAAGAGTCCAGTTCCCACGGTTGGCCAGTCAATCAAAACCATCGGAGAAGGCCTGGGCCTTGGTCAAGGGCCCGCGAGCTGGGAGACGTTCAAACAGGGCGTGTCTGATCTGTTCGTGCCCCAGGGAGCCAGTCAAGAGGCGATTGATCTGAAGGTCAATGACCTGATGGCCAAGAATCCTCGGATGCCGTATGCCGATGCGCTCAAGCGAGTTACCGGCCAAATGACACCCAGGATCATGCGCAGCTACGGCCCCATGGCCGCTGCGGGCCTGGGCATCATGGGCTTGACGGGGGGCTTTAAGCAGCGCGAAGTGACGTCCCCTTACAGCAGTTTGTTTACAGGCGGCCCGGGCTCCGCGCGCGACTTGTTGGCCCGCAATCCTTCCTTGTACTACATCCAAAATCTCCCTGGCGTGACCTACTACGGCGGCTCTGTCGTGCCTCCCCCGGGCTATGCCCAGGGCGGCGAAGTGCAGCATTTTGCTGAGGGCGGCGAGACGTTGCCTTCCGCCGCTGTAATTGGTCAGCAGGCTGCGCTACAAACTCCGGCAATGGGCACCGTTGCCTCTGCTCCGCCTGCGGCCACTGCTCCACTGACCCAGGTCGGAATTGCCGCGGCTCCTACCACTCAGGTGGCAACGCCCACGGTCGGCGGCTACAACATGTACTCCCCCGCCGCGCAGAACATGTACTACGGCGTGGTCAACCAGGGGCTGCTGGGCGGCTACCAGTACAACCCCCAGACACGCCGCAATGAGCCGGTGACGTCGCTGCCCAGCGTGGACGCTGCGTACAACACGGCTGCCCCCTATACCTCGCTGGTTCCTGCTGAGGCCCGGGCCACGGTCATGCCTCCGTCCCCCATGCCCCGGCGTGCCCCGATGCAGTTCCCCACTGGGGAGCGTCTGGCGGAGATCGAAGGCAGCTACCGCAGCCTCTTGGGCCGCGATCCTGATGTAGCAGGCCTGATGGCATTTGGCAGCCCCCAGTACAACCTGTCGATGGAAGACATCCGCGGCATGATGCTGGCGTCTCCTGAGCGGCAACGGTTCCTGGCACAGCAGGCGGCTGCCCAGGCCCCTGCGCCGGAGGCGGTGGTCAAGCCCATCACGGTGCCGTTTGTCGAGCCGCGCGCCGCGTTGGATCCGTTCTCTGGCTTGTCCAGGATTTCGGCTCAAAATGTTTCCGCGGCTAATCCGTCTAAGCCCATCATCATCTCGTCTACGGCGCCTGCCGGCTACGACTACTCGGCCGCAACACTTACAACGGATCGCGAGCGCCAGATCAACGACCTGTACCGCTCCATCCTCAACCGCGACGCGGAGACGGCAGGCCTGAAGTACTGGGCGGGCTCCGGCTTGTCGATCTCTGAGATTGAGGCTCAGATCCGCAAAATCGCCGGGGACATCGGCGTGCCGCTGACCCTTCCCCAGAATGTGCCGGTGGCCGACGTCTCGCGGCCCGTGACCATTTCTTCCACAGCTCCGGTGGGATATGACTACGCTGCCGCCCCAGTCACGAACGAGCGTGAGCAGCAGATCAACGACATCTACCGTCGCGTCCTAAACCGCGATGCTGAATCCGGCGGCCTGAACTACTGGCGGGACAGCGGCTTGTCCCTCCCTGAGATTGAGGCGCAGATTCGCAAAATTGCGGGGGATATCGGTGTCACGGTTGCCGCCCCGCGGCCCGCGGCCTCCTCTGGTGGTATCTCGACTATTCCCAAGACGCCAACTGGCGGCGTTGTCCAAAGAAACATGGGAGGCATTGCTTCCTTGGGCGCAGGCGGATATCCTCGTCGCACGGGTCAAATTGACGGACCGGGGACCGCGACTTCGGACTCCATCCCTGCGATGCTTTCTGACGGCGAATTTGTCATGACCGCTAAGGCTGTCCGTGGGGCAGGAGGTGGTGACCGCCGCAAAGGAGCTAAGAAGATGTATGCGCTCATGCATCAACTCGAACGTAACGCATCACGGGGCTAAAGATGGCAACCGATATCAGTACCCAATTTGTCCGCGAAGCGCCTGAAATTGAGGCGCAAAAACTTGCGCTGATGCAAACGGCAAAGGCGCAAGTCGATGCCATCAATGCAGCAGCGCAACAAGGTCGGTTCCTTGCCCCCAGCTACCAGATTGCTGGTTTCTCCCCGGACCAAGTCCGGGCGATGGAAGCGGCCCGCATGGGCATTGGCGCGTACCAGCCCTACATGAGTGCGGCCACGCAAGGCGTGATGGGCGGGCAGGAGGTCGTGGGCCGCGGCGTTGAGGCACTGTTGGGTGCAGACACCCGTCGCCAGTTCTTGGCAGCGCAAAATGCTTTGAACCAGGCGGTTTCTCCTATCCAATCAATGGGCGAAGCAGCGCAAATGGTCCGGGGCGCGCAACTGGGCGCAGCACCCTTGGCCACTGCAGCAGGGGACATCTCCACTCAGTCCTTTGTGGCTCCGGGCACCGCAGGCTCGTACATGTCCCCGTACATGCAGAATGTGCTGGACATCGAGAAGCGCGAAGCGCAGCGGCAGTCGGACATTGCTCGTCAGCAAGAGGCGGCGCAGTTCGCACGTGCGGGGGCTTTTGGCGGCAGCCGTCAGGCGATTGTGGAAGCTGAGCGCAACCGCAATCTGGCCACGCAGATGGGCGACATCCAGACCCGTGGTCTGCAGTCTGCCTTCCAACAGGCTCAGCAGCAGTTCAATCAAGAGCAAATCGCTCGTTTGCAAGCTGCTCAAGCCAACCAACAAGTGCAGCAACAAGCCGCTCTGGCCAACCAGCAAATGATGGGTCAGTACGGTCTGCAGGGCGCCCAGCTTGGGCTACAGCGAGCACAGCAATTGGGCAACATCTATGGCCAGCAATCGCAATTGGGCCAGGGCTTGGCGCAGGGTATCGGCAGTCTGGCGGGCCAGCAGTTCGGCATTGGCCAGCAGTTGGCACAGGGCCTGGGCGCCTTGGGTGGCCAGCAGGCCGCCCTTGGCGGACAACTTGCTGCATTGGGAGCTCAACAGCAGGGCCTGGGTCAGCAGGACGTGAACTTCCTGTACAACATCGGGGCTCAGCAGCAGCGCCAGCAGCAGGCTGTTTTGGACGCACAGCGCCAGAACCAACTGCAGCAGAGCATGCAGCCGATGCAGATGTTTGGTTTCCTGTCGGACATCTACAAAGGCGCGCCGACGACGCAGATGGCGATGACGCAGCAGACACAAGCGGCTGCCAGCCCGTTCCAGCAAATCGCTGGTCTGGGCATCGCAGGGGCAAGTGCGGCCGCCGCGGCCAACAAGCTTTTTTAAGGAATGGCGATGAAAAGCAAGGTGCTTGAGCGCGAGATGTTTGCGAAGCCGCTGTCAAAAGTGACTCGCAACAGCGGCATCATGGAGGGATTTGAAGATGATGACGAATATGACAGCGAAGATAACCGAGGCGTGGAAGAACTTCCGCCAATGGCTCGCACGCCTCAGAACCCCGAAATCCTGATGAACAACCTGCGCGGGGACATGCGGTCCACCGACGCACGGTACCAGGAGCTCGCTGAGATGGTCGGGGAAGACGCGGCCTACAACACGCCTCCCGAAGTGCTGGCCATGCTGCAGCCCACGCTGGCCGCGCAGCAGGGCATTGGCGCGCTGGGTGCCGGCCCGATGATGCCTCCGGGAGGGATGCCCATGCCTGCTGGCCCGGGGCCCGCGGCTGGCGCAATGCCGCCTCCGATGCCTGAGATGCCTGCCGAGATGCCCCCTCAAATGCCGCCAGAAATGGCTGCCGGACCGGGGCCCGCGCCTATGCAATTGGCAGCGGGCGGTATCGCCACGCTGGTAGGAGGCGACGAGACAGGAATGCCGGGCACGATGTCTGTGCCGCAGCAGTTCCGTCACGGCGGGATTGTTCAGCATTTTAAAGACGGGTCCGATGAGGAGGGCGTGACCCCGGCAGCTTCTTACCCTCCTGCGTTAGTCCAAGCCGCCCAGCAATGGGCGCAGAAAATGGCTACGCAACAGCCCGCCGCGGTGCCGGATCTTCGGACCACCATGGCAGCCAAGATGCCTGTCTACCAAGAGCTGCTGGGCCTGGGCCGCTCAAGAGAAGACATGAAGACGCAGATGCTGCTGGACATTGCCAGTCGCGGACTCGGGTTTGCCGGCAACGTCGATGAGCAGGGCCGTCCTTTGCGCGGCTCATTTGCCTCGCGCTTGGGCCAGGTAACCCGCACGCTGCCCAACACGATGATGGCGTTGGCGGCGGAACAGCGCAAGGGCGAACTGGCCACCAAGCAGCTTGCTCTGCAGGCTGCAGAGAAGGAGATTGGGGACATCCGCGAGCTCAACGCCAAGGCGGTTGAGTCGCAGCGCAAGCTGTTTGGCGACATCCTCAAGGAAAGCGCCAAGGCCTCGGGCCAATCCCCGTTTGGCAAGGGCGACTGGCACTGGGCCGTGGTCAACCGTCCGGGCTTCTTGGCCAGTTACGCTGCAGGCAAGACCACCCCTGAGCAGGACAACTTGATCGAGTCGGCCATTACGGTGCTCAACACGCCGCGCCAGGAACTGCGCACTGACCCGGTGACGCAGCAGACCACCCAGGTAACGGTGCAGCCGATGGTGCCGGACTTTGTGACGGCAGCGCAGGAAGCGCGTCGCAGGCTGAACTTGCCGACAGGCGCGGCCCGCGCACCTGCTCCGGCAGGGGCTGCCCCTGCAAAAGCTCCCGCTGCCGGGCCCAGTGCGGCACCTGCTCCTGCAGAAGGCCGCATGCCGGAAGAGGGCGCACCTCCCAAGATGCCGGGGGCTGCGTATGTGTCGGAAGGCCCGACGCTGTTCAACCTGGCCAAGGCTGGAACGGGCCCGATCAACGTCGGTACGGCGTTTGTTGCCCGTGTGCCGATTGCCGGCGAATTGATTGATGACCCTTCGCAGCCGATTCAGGCGGGGCGGTATTTGTCCAACGCGGCCAACCGTATTGGGCGGGCGTTTGCGACCAACCCACGGTTTGCTGAAGGCGAGCGCAGGCAGATTCAAGAAGAGCTGAACCTGCTGCCCGGCTTCATTGATCGCCCCGAAGCCTATCAACAGCGCTTGATCGGCTTGGATTCGCTGCTGCTGGACCTGCGTCGCGGGGCCTACCGCGAGGGCTACCTCAACCGCAACCTGGGCCCGGATACCATCAAGGCGGGCCGTCAGGCAGTAGAGGAGATCGACCGTGCGCGGGAGCTGCTAGGCGTGCCGCCTCGGGTAACTTCCAAGGAACAGTTTGACAAGCTGCCTGCCGGGCCTTTCTTGTTGATGAACAAAAATGGCACCTTTGATCTTCGGATGAAACTCGGGCAATAGTTGGAGACATCATGGCATTGACCGCAGCTGAGCTTGAGGCCATTCGCAAGCAATCCGCCCCCGTGTCTGGGGTGGTGCCTCCTTCGCCCACGGCGGAAGGTGCTGCTCCAACGCAGTCTGTTGAGGACCTTGGGGTGCCGTTTTACCCCACGGCCGGCGAGAAAGCCGAAGCTATTGCGGTAGGCGCAGGCCAAGGCGCGGCCAAGGGCACTTCCGTCATGGCCGGCGCGCGCATGGGCGCGGAAGCTGGGCTGCGTCTCGCGGCGTCTCCGCTGGTGCCGGGACCGGGCAAGATTGCGTTGCCGGTGCTGGGCACAGTAGGCGGTGCTGGATTGGGCTTGCTTGGGGCAGAGGCGCTCGATGCGCTGATGTTCGACGAGTACAACGCCCGCATGCGCCCGGAAGTGGCGCCTTATCGCGAAGGTGGCACTACCTTTGGGCAGTCCATCGCCGCAGCTCCTTGGATGTTCTCTCTGCCGGTGATGACCGGTAATCGCGTCTCGCGATTCATCTCCCAAATTGGCGAAACTGCACGCAAGACCCCTGCCACCTTCCTTGCAGGCGAGACGCTGGCGGGAGGCGCTGCAGGGATTGCAGGCGGCACGGTCTACGCAATTGACCCCGAGGCCAAAGGAACGCGGCTCGCGGCTGAGGTCACGGCCGGCGTGTTCACGCCTACGCGGCTGTTCTTCAACGGCTACAACATGGCCAGGGACATGTTGACGTCTGCCCGCGCAGGTGCAGACATCAAGGCCCAAAACACTGCGGCGGCTCAGCTCCAGAAGATCCTGGAAGAGCAGGGCGAGGACATCCCCAAGCTCATTCGACAGTTGGAAAAGCCGCTGCCGGGCAGTGTTTCCACGCCGACGTCTGCGCAGAAAACCGGCAGCCTGGTGCTGACCGAAGTAGAGCGCACGCTGGGCAACATGAACCTGAAGTTTGCCGCTGACACCGAGGCTCAGGGCAAGGAAGCCTTGCGGGCCTACGGCCTGTTGATGGAGCGGCTCAAGGAAGTGGGCACGCCCGAGGCTCTGACGCGCGTGGCTGAGATGCGCGACCAGCTCTTCACCCAGGCCTTAGATGCGCGTCTCGCTAAAGCCGACGCTGACGCTGCGCGCAAGATCGTCAAGATCAAGCAGGACAATCCCGCTGCCCGTGCGCAGATTGGTGAGATTGTCAAGACTGAAACTACCCTGGCCCTGCAAAACGCCCGTGATGCGGAAAAGATGCTGTGGGACGAGGCGATACGCCAAGCCACCAAGCCCACAGAGAAAACTGTTCGCATGAAAGTTGAGCGGCCCCCGTCAAACCAGGCCGAGCGACTGGCATGGGAACGCACAGGGCGCCTTCCTATTGCTGCTTGGGACGAAACTCGAATCGAGCCTCCAAAGCTTATCCCTTCGGCCACTTTCGACACGTTTCTCAAGCGCGCTTCTGAGGTCGGCACCGCTGCCTACAACCAGGTAATTCCAAAAGTGGTGCAGGACATCATGCAGGAGTTGGGGGCTACCCGCGCCAACGTCCTGGCGTACAAGTCTGCCAAAAACACCCCTGAGTACATCGAAACGGGCGTGGTGAGACTGCCCGCTCGTTACACCGCAAAAGAAGTGGATGTCAGCGAGCTGATCAACTACCGGTCCAACCTCCTGGCCCTGGCTCGCGATTCGGCTGGTCGTGGCGATGTCAGTGACGCAAACCTCTACAGCACGCTGGCCGATGCGCTTCTCACTGACCTCAACACACTGAAGAATCCTGCGTTTGACGCGGCCCGCGACTTCTCCCGCGCGCTCAACGACACGTTCACCCGCACCTTTGGCAAGACAGCGACCATCCAGGGCGACGTCGCGCGGACCGGGGCTGAGCGGCTGCCGGCTGAGATCCTTGTCACCCGCGCGTTTGGCCAAAACGCTGACGTGACCGCGATGCGGATGAACGAAATCGAGGATGCTGTTCGTTTTGCCCGTACTCAGTACGACCAGGCGGTGCAGCGATTCGGCCCCAAGAGCGACCAGGCACAGATGCTCAAGCCCCTGGCAGATCTGTCTGACCAGAGCGTGGTGTCCATCCAGGACGCTCAGTCGCGCGTCATGCGCCTCTTGGCCGCTCGGACAGTGGACCCGGTTACCGGCCGCGTTAACCCTCGCCAACTGCAGGCGTTTGTCAACGAAAACCAGGCCATGCTTGACAAGCTTGGTCTGACCAACGACATGACGGACATTGTCAAGGCCGAGCTCGCGCTCAAGCAGGTCGCTGCAGACAACAGCCACTGGAATAAGACGCTGCGCAGCCAGGAAGCTTTTGCTCAGGTGCTCAAGGCCGGGGAAAATCCAACCAACGCTGTGGTGGACGTGCTCAACAGCCGTTCGCCGGTGCTGGGCATGCGCAAACTCATGGAGTTTGCGCAAAGCGGTGGACAAACCGCAGTGGACGGCCTCAAGGCCACGCTGATGGACTACGCCTTTACCAAGGCGGGGGGAATCGACAACTTTAATCCTGAAGCGTTCCGTCGAATCCTGGTCGAGCCGCTCGCCCCCAACAAGCCTTCCCTTGTCAACATGATGCGCACCAACGGGATGATTAGCCGAGAGGAGATGAGATCCATCGGCCAACTGACCAAGGCGATGATGCAGGTGGAAGATGCGATGGCCAACCGCCAAACACTGGACTCAGTGATTCAGGGCAGTGGCATCGTGACAGACCTGGCGCTTAGGGTGATTGGTTCTAAGGTTGGTTCGACTGCGGCAGGCGGCAGTGGCCCCGGCACGCTGATCGCGGCATCCGCCGGCTCTAAGGCAATGCGCAGCATCTTCGACAAGATGCCTGCTGGCATGACCCGCGCTGCGATGGAACAGGCCATGCGGGACCCTACGCTGCTGGCGCTGATGCTCAAACAGCCCGCCAACAACGCCCAAAGCCTGGGTCTGGCGCGCGATATCACGTCGCGCATGGTGTCCTCTGGCGTGCTGCCTGCGTCGATGCTGAACTACCTCGACGCGGCTATCAACCAGCCGCCGGTGGAGCGTCAGCGCCCGACTCAGCCCCCGCGCCAGTCCGCGCCGCCTACCCGTGGGGTTCCGCCCATTACTCCGGTAGCTGCTCCTGCTTCAGCTCCAGCCCCCGCAGGCGGGGGCCAGCAGACCAGTGCCGCTTCCGGAGACATGTACCAAGCTTTGTTCCCTCAAGATCCCATCAGCTCACTGATGGCCATGCAGCCGCGTTCGGGGTAAGTTATGACAGCAGAAAAGCTTCTCGCCGTGATGTTTCTCAGCCGTGAGGTTGCGCATCGCGTTCATTGGTCCACCAAAGGCCCTGGCAGTTTCTCCCAGCACATGGCGCTGGGGGACTTCTACGACGGGATCGTGGACCACGCAGACAAGATTGCCGAGGCCTACATGGGCCGCTACGGCTCGCTGGATGCCATCCCGTTCATGGAGCCATCCAAAGCGCCCACCAAGGACAACATCGACGACCTGCTCGAAGATCACATGGACATGATCGAAGAGGGTCGCTATGAAGCGTGCGAGAAAGATGACACGCCCTTGCAGAACCTCATCGACTCGGCCATCGAGTTGTACCTTTCCACCCTGTACAAACTGAGGAACCTGAAATGAAAAAGGAAGTCTGGGACAAGCCCCGGCCCAAGGGCCTGGCTGCGCCGAAGAAGTTGGCTCCGGCCAAGAAGGCAGCCGCCAAGAAAATGGCCAAGGCCGCTGGCCGGCCCTACCCCAATCTTGTGGACAACATGCGCGCCGCGAAAAAGGGTTGACGGCCCGCGGCCCGGGAGTATTATTGGGCTGCGGGGTGACTCGCAGTTGTCTGTGTCTATGTTTCTCCTGTAGACGTCAAGTCTTTTGGCCCCGGTTCTGCCGGGGCTTTTTTCTTGGCCAAGTAATCGTCTACACGCCGCATCCACTGGTCCTTGTAGCCGTCAAACTCGCGGCTGCAGGTCACAAACTCCTGCGTCTGGCCATCCTGGCTGACCATCAGGATGATGCCCTGGCGGATGTTGGTGCCATGCACGGCGTTGTGCGCGGCTGCGTAGGCGGCCAACTGGACAAAATAGTCCTCAATCCACGCCCGCTGCTTCATTTTGTTGGCCTGCTTGAAGTCGATGATGGACTCCGCATGCCGGTATACGCCGATGCAGTCTGAGGTGCCTGCGTACTTGCCCGGGTAGTGCAGCGGAATCTCCGCGCCCCAGACCTCTTGGACGTTCGGGAAGAACGCTTCAATGAGCTTGTAGCCCATCCAATAGCCCTTGGTCTGCAGCCACGACTGGGGCGCCGGCAGCGGCTCGTTGAGCAGCAGGTGCTCGACCACGCTGTGCATGTGGGTGCCCACAGTGGCCGCTTCGTTGCGGATGCGCTCGGCTTCTGCCTCGCCCACGCGCGCCACCCAGGCATCCAACGCGGCCTTGTCCTTGGTCGCGGACAGGATGGTGGTGACGCTGGGCAGCTTGTCGGGGCCGTAGGTGCGCCCGCCAGGGCTGTTGTCGTTGCGCTCCAGGCGCTCGTAGCTGTAGCGGGCGTTCAGGGGGATTAGACGGTTCAAATCAGCCACTCCTTGATGTCTTCGCCCAGCACTTGCGTGGCGATGTTGATCTTGTCGCGCAGCGCCCGGACGATCTTTTCGTCCACGGTGTTCACCGCAATCAGGTCGATGTAGGTCACGTTCTTGGTCTGCCCGATCCGGTGCGCCCGGTCCTCGGACTGCAGCCGCTTTTCCAGGTCAAAGCTGTTGCTGTAGTACACGACGACGTTAGCCGCGGTCAGCGTCAGGCCGTAACCACCGGTGCTCGGATTACCAACAAAGAAGCGCAGCTCATCTTGATCGTCTTGGAATCGGGTGACGATTTCCTGCCGCTCGTCGGCCGACGTGTCCCCGTAGTAGGTCGCCACGGAGTTCATGCCGTACTCCTTCTGCAGGGCGAGCTTGATGGCCTCGATGTCATGCCGGTAGTTGGCCCAGATGATCATCTTGCCGTCGGTTTCCTCGACGATGGCCAGGAGCTCATCCACCCGCTTGTTGGCCAGGGGCCGCACGGTGCCGTCGTCCAGCTTGACGTGGCCACAGACGATCTGGTGCAGCCGCATGAGCTGCGTCAGGGCGTTGACCGTGCTCACGATGCCAGTGTCGAACTGCGCCAGGGCCAGCGTACGCATCTGGTTGTAGGCGTTCACCTGCTCATCCGTCAGGTCCACCTCCCGCTTGACGTAAAGCTTGTCGGGCAGGTCCAAGCACTCTTCCTTCTTGACGCGGAACGCGAACCGGTCGATCTTGGTCTTGAGCTCGTCCAGGTGGCGGTAGCCCACGATCTGCTTGAAGCTGTGCGAGGACAACTGCCGCTCTATGGTGACCGCGTACCGCGCCTGGAAGCTGTAGTACGACGGGCAATCCAGGCAGTCGTCGGACAGGAAAGCGCACTGCTGGTACAGGTCCATCGGGCTTTTGGTGATCGGCGAGCCCGTCATAATCCTCCGGTACCGCGCGGCGATGCCCACCTTTTCGGTGTTCTTGCTGCGCATGGAGTTGGGCGTCTTGATGGTCGTGCTCTCGTCGATGGCCATCATCGCGTCATGCACCAGCAGGAACCGCTGGGCAAACTTGAACCCCTTTTGCGTGCTGAATGCCTCGATGTTCATGATCAAGATCTTCAGGTCCTCGCTGACCTCAAACAGCTTGTCCAGTGCGACCTGCTCCGCCTTGCGTGGCGAGGCTGACCACAGGCCCATGCGGTAGATCACATGGTCGGGCATGTGTTTGGGGATCTCAGTGCCGTACCAGTTTCGGTACACGCCCTTGGGCGCGACGATCAGCAGGCCGTTGATCTTGCCTCGGTCATACAGCATCGCGGCGTTGTTGATGAGCATGAAGCTCTTGCCGGTGCCCATGTCAGCAAACAGGGCCGCCACAGGGCGGTCCCAGAAACGCTCAAGGTAAGCCGCTTGATGCAGGAAGGGCTTGTTCTTGAAGGGGTACGTGATCACAGGGTTAGTCATGATGTCTCACTTTCTGGCAGGGGGGTTGCAGTCCCTGAAGCGGCAGTGTACACTGAACGCCTTCACCAAGAAAGGAGAAATTAGTGCCCAAGGTCTACGTTGTTTCCGAAACCACACAGCACAACATCGCCAGTGCTTTGGACTATGGCCAGATCGAAACGATCTTGCCCCCAAATGCCCAGATCGCGTTTTCAGTGGTGCCCACAGTACGGCGCATCCAACGAAAGCTAGAGAAATTTACCGACGACGACTTCTTGTTGCTCATCGGTGATCCATCAGCCATAGGCATTGCCTGTGCGGTGGCCGCGGCCCGTAACAACGGTCGCTTTAAGTGCCTCAAGTGGGACAAGCGTGAGAGACGCTACATTCCGCTGGAGGTTGATTTGTTCAAGAAAGGAGAATCAGATGAGTCTTACTAACCTGTATGAAGAGGACGCAAGTGCTCTGAAGGTCAAGGATGACGAGATCAGTGGCATCGCGGCCATGGCCAAGCGTGCCAAGGAGTTGGAGAAAGAGATAGAGGACCACGAGGGCATTCTCAAGGAGCGTAAGGACCAGTTCCGCAAGCTCACCGAGGAAGCCATTCCCGAGGCGCTGTCGCAGATGGGCATGAAGTCCTTCAAGATGGCCGACGGGTCTTCCATCGACATCAAGCCGTTCTACGGCGCCAACATCAGTGAAGCGCGGCGCGCGGAAGCCTACAAGTGGCTGCGCGAGCGGGGCTTCGACGACATCATCAAGAACACGGTTTCCGTGCGCTTCGGTCGCAACGAAGATGCACTGGCCGCCCGAGCAATCGATCTGCTGCGTGCGCAAGGCTTCCCAGTCGAGCAAACGGAGAAGATCGAGCCCCAGACCCTCAAGGCCTGGGTAAAGGAGCGAGTCGAGAAGGGGCAGCCCATCGACTCCGAGCTTTTTGGCGTATTCATTGGCCAAAAGGCTGTCATTAAATCTGCGTAACGAAACAAGGAAATCGAATCATGGCTAAGAACGAACTTGCCCAAAAGACCTCTGGCGAACTGGTGCTGGCCACCAGCTTTGAAGACGACGCTGGCAACAGCTTTGCCGGGATGAACCAGGACGACTTCGCCCTGCCGTTCCTGCGGCTGCTGACCAACACGAGCCCTGAAGTGGGCGAGCTGGAAGGCGCGCTGCCGGGGATGATCCACAACACCGTGACCAACGAGCTCTTCGATGGCAAGAAGGGCGTGCGTGTGATCCCCTGCGCATATGTGCGCCAGTACATTGAGTGGGCCCCGCGCGGCAGTGGCACTGGCGCTCCGCTGCACATCTACCCCGCCACCAGCGACATCCTGTCCAAGACCCGGCGCGAGCCTGGTGACAACAAGGACTACCTGGACAACGGCAACTACATCGAGAACACCGCCAATCACTACGTGATGGTGCTCGACGCCAACAATGTGCCGTCGCCCGCGCTGATCACCATGAAGTCCACGCAGCTCAAGAAGAGCCGCAAGTGGAACAGCATGATGGCCGCGGTCAAGATCCCGGGCAAGAACGGCCTGTTCACGCCCCCGATGTACAGCCAAATCTACCTGCTGACCACGCAGGGCGAGTCCAACGACAAGGGCAAGTGGTTTGGCTGGGAGATCGAGCGGATTGGCAGCGTCGAAGATGCGGGCGTCTACATGGCCGCCAAGCAATTCGCTCAGTCCATCAACGCCGGCGAAGTCAAGGTCAAGCACGAGGGGGACGAGCCCTCCACCGGCACGATCTTCTGATTTAGCTCCACGGGGGAAAGCCACTGGGTCAGTACCCCTTCATCCACGCTAGAAAGAAGAAATGACCGACATCACCCGGTTTAAGTCGATCTTTTCAGGGCTGGACATCGCCTACGGCACCTACAAGATCGAGAAGTCCAAGGAAAACGGCAAGCAGGCAGGTAAGGCTGTCGTAGTCCGTAAACCACCCACTGACGACCTATGGCAAAAGCACTTCGAGGGCGTTGAGCCCTCACTGGGCATCATCCCGATCCGCGCGGACAACACCTGCATCTGGGGCTGCATCGACATCGATCAGTACCCGCTGGATCACCCTGGCCTGGTCAAGAAGATCGCCGACCTGAAGCTGCCCTTGGTTGTGTGCCGCAGCAAGTCTGGCGGTGCCCACGTCTTCCTGTTCACCAAAACCCCGCAGCCCGCACGCGAGTTCCAGGAATACCTGAAGAACTGCGCCGCCCTCTTGGGCGAGGCCGGCCGCGAAATCTTCCCCAAACAATCTGAGATCCTCGTGGACCGCGGGGATACCGGCAACTTCCTCAACCTGCCGTACTTCGGCGCTGACAACGGAACGCGCTATGCCTTCAATCCCGATGGGTCGGCGGCGACTCTTGAACAGTTTTACGCTCTTTGGGAGGCAAATGTTCAAGAGTCGATCTCGGCTTTTCCAGACCCGCCGAAAGCACCTGACGCACCAATCAAAGACGGGCCGCCTTGCCTACAGGCGCTATGTGCTCAAGGCGTTCCAGAGGGAGGTCGCAATAACACGCTTTTTAACATCGGCATCTACCTGAAGCAGGCTGCGCCCACCAAGTGGGAAGACCAGCTGGTCGAGTACAACTTCAAGTACGTAGCCCCTCCACTGCCCAACAACGAAGTCCAGATCGTCGTCAAGCAGCTCAACAAGAAGGACTACAAGTACAAGTGCAAGGACGCGCCGCTCAACAGCTTTTGCAACAGCGGCCTGTGCCGTACCCGCAAATTTGGGATCGGGGCCCACGGCCCAGACAGCCCGCAGCTGTCGTCGCTGTCCAAGTACAACAGCGAACCTCCGCTGTGGTTCCTGGACATCAACGGCAAGCGCATCGAGCTCGACACTGAGAGCCTGTTCAACCAGGCCTCCTTCCAGAAAGCGTGCATTGAGCGCATCAACGTGCTGCCCCCGACCCTGCGCCGCCAGGACTGGGAGTCTGTGCTCAACAGCCTGCTCAAGGAGATGGTGGAGAGCGAACAGATCACCGAGGCCAGCGAGGACACGAGCCTGACCGGCCGCTTCAACGACCTTTTGGAAGAGTTTTGCACCCACGTCCAACAGGCCATGGACCGCGATGAGATCCTCATGGGCCGGCCCTGGACCAACGACGAGGAAGCCAAGACCTACTTCCGCATGAAGGACCTCGAAGCGTTCCTCACGCGCAACAACTTCAAGGGCATGACTGCGCCCAAGATGGCGCAGCGCATCCGCGACATGGGCGGTGAGCCCATCAGCATGTTCCTGAAGAACCGGGCCGTGCGCTGCTGGCGCCTACCGCGCTTCAACAGCCAAGACTCGCCGTTCGACACGCCCGAGCAAAAGAAAGCAAGGAGCCCGTTCTGATGTTTACGCTTGACGGTTTTGACGAAGCCATCCTTGGGCCTGCGATGCTTTGGCACATAGACGGCCACCGCGTCGAGGTACTGGTTTACGACGCAGAGAAGATTCGCGCCATCCTCATGCGGGACGGCATGGACAGCGAAGAAGCCCGTGAATTCATCGAGTTCAACATCGAAGGCGCCTACGTGGGGCCCGGCACCCCAATCCTGGTGTGGACTCAGGACCAGTGGAGCCATGATGACTGATATCAGCAAAGTCTTCGGGCCCCCTGGCACCGGCAAGACCACCTACCTTCTCAACATCGTCGAGCAGGAGCTCGCCAATGAAACCTCACCTCTCAAGGTTGGCTACTTTGCCTTCACCCGCAAAGCTGCCAACGAGGCTCGCGACCGAGCCATTCAAAAGTTTCCTCACCTCAACCCTGACCGCGATTTCCCTTGGTTTCGCACGCTGCACAGTCTGGCTTATCGCTGCCTGGGCATAGGCTCCAAGGACATGATGGACCCGGCTAACTACCGGGAGTTCGCGCAAGAGGCAGGCATTGAGATCGCCCTGGAGTCCGGTGAAGAAGACTTCATGGTCAAGCCCGACAACCCCATCCTCAACGAGATCAACATCGCCCGCATCCGGGGCATGGACCTGCGCCAGCACTACAACAACAGCCAGATGGACATCGAGTGGCGCCACTTCGAGTACGTCGAGCGCGCCTACCGCCACTACAAGGAATCCCGCGGGTTGCTGGACTTCACCGACCTGCTGGAGCAAATCCTCATGGAGCCTAACCGGCTGCCACACCTCGAAGCACTCATCATCGACGAGGCTCAGGACCTCTCCCGGCTGCAGTGGCGGCTGGTAGAACAGCTCGCGCTGCGCGCTCAGCGTTGCTTTCTGGCTGGCGACGATGACCAGGCTGTCTACACCTGGGCCGGCGCAGACGCCGAAAGCTTCCTGATGTTCCAGGGCAAGGTGATCGTGCTGGACCAGTCCTACCGCGTGCCCTCGCGCATCCACGCCCTGGCCAACACAGTGGTCAACCGCATCCGCAAGCGCCAGCCCAAGACCTGGAAGTCCCGCGACGTCGAGGGCTCCATCAACTTCTACAACGACTACCAGCAGGTAGACATCTCCCACGGCGACTGGCTGGTGCTGGCCAGTACCAACTACATGCTCACCGACATGCACGACTGGATCAAGAGCCAAGGCCTGCTCTTCGAGCGCCACGGCCATCGCAGCGTGCCCGAATCCGTGCTCATGGCCGTGCTGGGCTGGGAAAAGCTGCGCAAGGGCGGCGAAGTGCCCTTCAACGTCGTCAAGACGATCTACAAGTACCTCGACGCAAGCGCCGTGAAACACGGCCACAAGACGCTGCGCACCGCGTCCGAGGAAATCAACTACACCATGGAAAAGCTCAAGGCTGACCACGGGCTGCTGACCGAGGCCATCTGGCACGAGGCGCTGACCAAGATCTCCGAAGACAAGCGTTACTACCTGGTGGCCATGCTCAAGCGCGGGGTCAAGCTCACTGGCCATGTGCCCATCAAGCTCTCCACCATCCACGGCGCCAAAGGCGGCGAGGCCGACAACGTCCTGCTCCTGTCAGACCTGTCCACACGCTTTGCCAAGGAGTACGACAAGAACTCCGACGACATCAACCGCCTGTTCTACGTCGGCATCACCCGCGCCAAGAAAGCGCTGCACATCGTGCTGCCCAAGAACGAACTCAAAGGATTTCGCCTGTGAGAACCGTCAACATGTTCCCGCGCCCGTCCGAGTGGGTTCCGCCCGAGGTGTTCCCGAACCTCTCCAGCGCCAAGGAGATTGCAATTGACCTCGAAACCTGCGACCCCCACATGGAATCTATGGGACCAGGATGGCCACGTCGTGACGGTTTCATTGTCGGCTACGCCCTTGCTGTTGACGGATGGTCCGGATACTTCCCCGTCGCGCATCAAGGTGGAGGGAACCTTGACCGACAACGAGTCGAGCGTTTCATTCGTAGCGTTCTTGAGCTGCCCTGCGACAAGATCATGCACAACGCCGCCTACGACTACGGCTGGCTCCTCGCGCAAGGCTTCAAAGTCAACGGCACCATCTACGACACGATGCTCGCCGCGCCGCTCATCGACGAAAACCGATTCAGCTTCAGCCTCAACGCCCTTGGATTCGACTACCTCAAAGAAACCAAGTCCGAGCAAGGCCTCAAGGAATCCGCCGCCGACTTCGGAGTCCACCCGAAAAAGGAACTCTGGAAGCTCCCCGCCATGTACGTCGGAGAGTACGCCGAGCAAGACGCAGCCCTGACGCTCAAGCTCTGGCACCACCTGCGCACCCTGCTCAAGCGCGACGAGCTGGAATCCATCTTCGAGCTCGAAACCCAGCTGCTGCCGGTGCTGGTCAACCTCACCCGCAAGGGCATCCGCTTTGACCGCTCGCGCTGCCAGGAGCTCATCCAAAAGCTCAAGGGCCGCGAAGACGCCCTGGCCCAGGAGCTGCGCACCCTGACTGGCCAGAAGGTGGACATCTGGGCCGCTGCCAGCATCGCTGCCGCCTTCGACCGCGTCGGGATTCAGTACCCGAGGACCGCGAACGGCGCCCCGAGCTTCACCAAGAGCTTCCTGGACACGCACGAGCACCCCATGTGCAAGCTGATCGTGGAGGCCCGGGAGGTCAACAAGACCCACGGCACGTTCCTGGAGCCCTACCTGCGGCATTCCGAGGCCGACGGCCGCATCCACTGCCACTTCAACCAAATGCGCAACGAGGACGGCGGCACCGTCACGGGGCGGCTTTCAGCTGCCAACCCCAACCTCCAGCAAGTCCCGGCCAGGCACGAAATTATCGGCCCGATGGTGCGTTCGCTCTTCCTCCCAGAGGAGGGCCAGTTTTGGGCGGCGAACGACTTCTCCTCTCAGGAACCGAGATTGCTGGTTCATTATGCTACTTTGCTGGACCTTCCGGGGGCCGAAAAGATGGCCAACGCCTACCGGGAAGATCCCAACACGGACTTCCACCAGATGGTCGCGGACATGGCCGGCATCAAGCGCAAGGCCGCCAAGACCATCGGCCTGGGCCTGATGTACGGCATGGGCAAGGCCAAGCTCGCCGCCCAGCTGGACCTGCCCCTGGACGAGGCCAGCGAACTCATCACCACGTTCCACCAGAAAGTCCCCTTCCTGCGCGGCACCATCGACGCGGTCATGCGCCGCATCGAACACCCGGCCTCTGGCGGCTCCATCCGCACCCTGCTGGGGCGCAAGTGCCGCTTCCCGCTGTGGGAGCCGGTGGAGTACGGCGTCAACAAGCCCCTGCCCCGCGAACAGGCCATCATCGAATACGGCCAGCGCATCAAACGCTCAGGCACCTACAAAGGCCTGAACCGCCTCATCCAAGGCTCAGCCGCCGACCAGACCAAGGCCGCCATGGTTGCGCTGCACAAGGCAGGCTTTGACCTCCTGCTGCAGGTGCATGACGAAGTGGCCATCAGCGTTCGCGACAAGAGCGAAGCCGAGGAAGCCTCGCGGATCATGGCCCAGGCCGTCACGCTGGAAGTCCCCTCCCGCGTGGACGTGGAAGTGGGCCCGAGCTGGGGAGCCGCGGCATGAGCACCAAGAAGCCCGAACCCGTCGAGGACACCGAAGCTGTCGATCCGCTGGCCGAGCCCCTGGAGCTCCCGCCAGGCTTTGAGATCGGCATCCCGGAAAAGCCCGCCCCCTACCAACGCCGCAAGCGCAAGCGCCGTAAGAAGAAGCCCGGCCGCCCGCGCAAGTACGCGGCGATTTCGCCGTCCGTGCGTGAAGGCAAACGCTATCACTCCATCATCGTGCCCGAGCTCACCTACTACCACCTCAAAGAGCTCAAGAAGTTCTACAAGCTCAGCTCCTTCGGCAAGGTAATCGAGAAGTACATCACGCCGGCCTTTGAGAAAGCCTATCAAGACGCCGTCATCCTCAAGAAAATCGAAGAGAGAAAGGAAAAGGAACGTGAAGAAGCAGCAGCTAGAGTTGCAGCTTACGCTGCCCGTAAGGGTAAGCTTTGAGCTGCTCCCCCGCATGCTGGTCGAAGGCCAGCTGCTCCCGGATCAGATCGACATCCTCGAAGTACTACTCGAAATCCCTGACAAAAACGGCAAACTGAGAAACGTAAACATCTTGCCAGCCCTGGAAGAGAGCGCTATCATGCTGCTCGAAGACGACGTCCTCAACGAGCTCTAAGCTCACCAACCCAGAAAGAGAGAATGCAATGCGCGAGAATGAACACGTACCGTCCAATGTTCCTTACCCCACACGCACCGGGGTAAAGATCGGGCTGCTCTACCAGCCCCCGCCCCCTGACATGTACCGCGACGGCGAACTGCTGCAACGCGCTCTGCTGCGCCCCGACGACGACCCCATGGAAGACCTTGGCCGCCTGGCCATCGGCATCGTAGGAGTCTTTTTCTTTGCCGCCGTGACCCTCGGCATCATCTTCTTCCTCTGACCATGAAAAAGCTCCTACTCATCACGCTTGCCGTGACTACCTCCATGGCCCAGGCAGAGTACCTCTCCGGCAACGAGCTGCTCAACAGGCTTAACTCAGAAGGGATCGCGGACCGGGGCTTTGCCCTGGGCTACATCGCCGGCGTGTCCGACGGGCTGGAGGACATCCTGGTGTGCGCCCCGACAGGCTCGACCACGGGCCAGGCCCGCGACATTGTCTGGCAGTATTTGCGGATTAACCCCCAGTCTCGCCACCAGGGCGCCGCGCTCTTGGTTGTCGAGGCGCTTCAACGTGCATGGCCATGCCGACAAAAAGGAAAGGCGCTGTGATGAAAGAAGAACTAGCGGAATGGTTGTTCTCGGTGTGGTTGTTCACCCTCCTGTTCCTGGTATTCCTGGCCCCGTTCGTGACGGTCGGGATGCTGATTGCCTATGTGTGGGGGATGGTATGAGTAGAGGGGGTGAAGCATGACTGACCGAGAACTACTTGAACTGGCTGCGAAGGCGGCTGGGATCGTTGGGGTGGATGATGTGTACCCCATATTTCGTGGTGCAAGCAAGGATTGGGATTTAAAAGACTGGAGCGAATGGAACCCCCTCACCGAAGATGGCGATGCGCTGTGGTTAGCGGTGAAGTTGAAACTTAGGGTGCATATACGCGAGATCGAAGTGTCCGTGGACATCTATGAGGGTGGCGCATGGCAAAACCAAGTGGTGGTCGGTGTAAGTTGGAATGCAGATCCCTACGACGCCACCCGCCGCGCCATCGTCCGTGCAGCGGCAGAGATTGGAAGGAACATGAAATGAGCCTACGAGAAGCAGCGCAGCAGGCGCTTGAGGCGTTGGAGTATTACGAGCATAGAGGCATTGATTGGTGCTATGCCGACAAAGAAGCCATCACCGCCCTCCGCACCGCGCTTGCGAAGCCTGAGCGCAAGCCGCTGACGGATGAGGAGATCGTTGATCTATGGGCAGGCGTGTCAATGGACTACGACGACCAGATTAGCATCATTGAAATGGCAAGGGCCATCGAACGCGCACACAGGATTGGAGGTGAAGCATGAGCGAGATCAAGGACGGTGGGGCAGCGTTCTCTTCC